ATAGAAGTAAGATATGTAGATTTATATCCAACATCTTTATCTGGATTAACTTATGACCAACAAGCAGGAGATACTTCTTATCTATCTGCAAGTGTATCATTTAATTATCAGATATACGAATTTGCAACTGTCGGAAGTGCAACAACAACTGAAACAACTACATAAAGCTTGACATTTCGTTGGTTTTATTATATAATGGATAGATTATGACATTAGAAGAACTACAAGAGCAGGTCGGTAAAGACCTCAAAATAAATGAGGCTGAATTAGATTTAGAATCTTTAAAAACACCTCAACTACACAACAAATATCTTAAACATCTAAATAACTTTAAACTGTTATTAGCTAGAGCTGAATCTGATTATAAAATTCTCAAAAGAGTAAAGTGGGAATACTATACTGGTAAAGCAAGTCCAAAGATATATCAAGACAAACCCTTTAACTTAAAAATTATGAAATCAGATGTAGATAAGTATCTTGAATCTGATGAAGAACTAATTAAGTCATCACAAAAAATAGACTACTTGGAAACGGTTGTCAATTATTTAGACAGAACACTTAGACAAATTAGTAATCGAGATTGGCAAATTCGCAACTCTATTGAATGGAGAAAGTTTACTTCTGGTGCTATCTAATGTATTTAACTAATGATGTCATGTTATATCCCAATGCACTTACACCTGATGAGTGTAACAAAATAATTCAGATTGGTGAATCTAAAAAATTTGAAGAATCTAAAATACAAGATGGTGATAATAAAAATAGAAGTAGTAAAGTATCTTGGATAAATGACAAACAATTACATAAACTTCTTATCAGTAAAACTATTCAGATAAACTTGAAAGCAGGTTGGAAGTTTCAGATAAAAAAAATAGAACCAATGCAATATTCAGTATATAATGTAGATGACCACTACAAATGGCATATAGATTCACACAGTAAACCTTATGATGATGGTCTAATTAGAAAAATCTCTTTTTCTGTTATACTAAACAATGATTATGAAGGTGGTATGTTAGAATGTGCAAATTGCAATCCAAAGAATGAAGATATATTACATAATTTTACTAATTTGAATGTTGGTGATATTATATTCTTTCCTTCATTTTTATGGCATAGAGTAACACCTGTAACTAAAGGTATACGAAAATCATTAGTCGGTTGGGTACTAGGAAAACCATGGGTATGAGAAATCTGATACTTACAAAGAAAGATGATGTACACTTAGTAGTAGACGCTGATGAAGATGTTCGTAGAGATTTAGGTTCACATTTTACCTTTGAAGTGCCTGGTGCTAAGTTTATGCCTTCTGTTAGAAATAGAAGGTGGGATGGTAAAATCAGGTTATTTTCTTACACTAATGGTCAAATCTATACAGGTCTATATCCATACTTACTTAACTGGTGTCAAGAGAATGATGTTGAAGTAGTGGACAGAACAGACATAAAGGATGCCAGTGTAGATACAGAACTAGTAGATAGTTTCATCAAGAAATTAAACATACCTTTTGAAGTAAGAGATTACCAAAAATCGGCGTTTATTTACTCTATGGTGAAATCAAGGTGTTTAATGTTATCGCCTACGGCCTCGGGAAAATCTCTGATAATTTATCTGATGATTCGTTTTAATCTGATAAGACTGAAAGAAGAAGAAAACAATAAGATTCTTATAGTAGTGCCGACTACTTCTCTAGTAGAACAATTATATAAAGATTTTAAAGACTATGGTTATGATAGTTTAAAGAATGTCCATAGAATATATCAAGGGCATGAAAAAGAAAGTAATAAAAGAGTATATATCAGCACATGGCAATCAATCTATAAACAAGATAAGAAATGGTTTAAACAGTTTGGTATGGTTGTCGGTGATGAAGCTCACTTGTTTAAGGCAGTTTCTTTAACTAAAATTATGGCAAGATTAGAAAACTGTAAGTATCGTATTGGTCTTACAGGCACACTTGATGATAGCAAGACACACAAACTCGTTTTAGAGGGTTTATTTGGTGCTGTGAACAAGATAGTATCAACCACAGAACTTCAAGAAAAAGAACATCTGGCTCAACTTAAAATACATTGTCTAGTTTTAAAACATGAGAAGATGTCAATAGACTTTTTAAGGGGTAAAACATATCAAGAAGAAATGGATTTTCTAGTATCTAATACTAAAAGAAATAACTATATCAGAAATCTATGTTTAGGTCTTACTGGTAATTCACTTTGCCTGTTTCAATATGTAGAAAAACATGGTATGATATTAAAACAACTAATAGAAGAAAAAAATAAAGACAAACAAGTATTCTTTGTTTATGGAGGCGTAGAAGCACATGAAAGAGAAAAGATTAGAGCTATCACAGAAAAATCTGATAACGCTATTATTATCGCCAGTTATGGTACCTTTAGTACTGGTATTAATATTCGCAATTTACATAATATTGTTTTTAGTAGTCCTAGTAAGTCTCGTATCAGAAACTTACAGAGCATTGGTCGTGGATTAAGACTAAAAGATGATAATTCAGAGGCTAGATTATATGATATATCAGATGATTTATCGTATCAAGAAGAAGAAAATTATACACTTTCACACTTTAGGGAAAGGATAAATATTTACAACGAAGAAGGATTTGACTATGACATTCATAATGTCGAGTTATAAAGGAGAGTTACATGGAATCAATAAAGATTATTAAACTTATTAATGGTGATGATATTGTTTGTACAATACCAGAAAGATTATTAGATGAGAAATCACCGCTTGTTAAAATTGATAAACCTTTGCAAGTGAAGTATGTTCCTGCTATGGAAGAAATGGGTCTTAAAGATTATGTTGCCCTTATAAAGTGGACTTCATATTCAGATGACACTATTATATCTATACCTAAAGATAAGATAATGACTATCACATCTGCTGGTACATCAATGACTAATTCTTATGTAAGTGTATCAAGTGCATATGATAAGGCTACCATGGTACAAGAACATAAACAAGATTCTTATGAAAGAGAAGAACTTGATGATGATACATCTAAGAAGTTAAATGAAATCTTTGATAGTATAGATGATAGCACTAAACACTAGCTACTCTGACCCTCGGGAGGAGAACACAGCTAAAATAACATAAATAGAGAACAATGTCAAGCGTGGTTGAAAATGAGATTAGCACTTAGTATTTTATATATATTTTACTTTGCATTAGCATTGTATTCTTTTGTTGTTCTTTCATGGACACAATTGTTACTTACATATATTTTATTCTGGTTCTTACTAGAATTTGTTATGAGTATGTTTACTCACAGGTGGGCAACACATGACTTATGGAATCCACCTGTATGGTTTCAAAACATAATGAGTGTAGTATCTTTAACTGCATTGATTGGTACGCCAATATCATATTGTGCATGGCACCACAATCATCACAAGAACTCTGATACAGAAAAAGACCCACATAGTCCTAAGTATGTCAATTGGTTTAGAATTATATTTAGAACTCATGAACATGAGGCAAGTATAAAACTAGCTTCTAAGAGAATAAGAAATGAATGGCAAATGTGGTTAACTAAAAATGAAACAGTCTTAGCATACTTGTTTAACTTTATCTTATTTGTGATATTACCTATTGAATGGTTTTTATCATGGGCAACTGCTGTAGGCATGACTACATTTTGGGTAATGACAGTAACAGGAATTATGTGTCATATGGGTAAAGTTAGAGATGTTCCGTATATGTATCCTGTTGCATTTTCAGAATCATTTCATAGACAACATCATATTGACCCACAATTAAAACATTGTTGGTTTGACCCATGTGTTTGGGTTATAAATAAGTTAGGGTGGACAAAATGAAACATGCAAGATTAATACAATTGTTGGCGTTAATTAATACTATTATTGCTATACTAGGATGTATTTACTTTCCAGAGTATATCATATATGGTTTAATCGCATGGGCATTTGTAAATATATTTGGTACAAACATTGCAATACACAGATTTATGGCACATAGAAGTTTTAAAACAGGTGCAATAAGAGAAAAGATATTAAAATACTTAACGATAATACCTGCATTTGGTAGTCCACTATCATGGACAGCACAACATAGATATCATCATAGATATGCTGGACATCCTGTAGATGATAATCAATCACCAGATAGAATAGGTTATATAAGAGCATGGCTTACTTTATATGACCCTATAACTGTACCTAAAACAATGGTAAAAGATATACTAAAAGATAAAGACTATATGTTTATTACAAGACATTATTGGAAACTATTGTTTACTTATATCGGTGTTTTGTATGCGATAGACCCAATGTTAGGTATATTTGCATTTAGTTTTCCTGCAGCTTGTGTATATCAAGCCGCTGGGGCATTTGGTGTTATACCTCATTGTAAACATTTTGGTTATGTCGTTATTACACCTAGAAAAGATTGTACTGCTGTTAATAGTCCACTAACTTCACTAATTAGCTGGGGTGAAGGTTGGCATAATTATCATCATACAATATCTAAAGATTATAGACATGGACATAAGTGGTGGGAACTAGACCCACCTGCATGGGTTATAGAAAAATTATTTTTAGTGAGTAGAGGTTAATATGAATGTAATTACAAAAATGAAAATATTGTGGGCATTATTATGGATAGGTTTAATATCTAGTTTCTTTTTTCTAACATTAGAACAATGGTTAATTTGTTTACTATTCGGATATATCTTAGGTGGTATAGGTCAACCTGTTGCAATACACAGATACTTTTCACATAAGACATTTAAAACAAACAAGTTTTGGCATTATTTTTTAATGTATACATCCGTATTAATAGGGGCAGGTTCAACAATATTATATAAAGCTACACACATGAAACATCATAGATTTACTGATAAAGAAGGTGACCCACATTCACCCAAATATATGGGATTAATTAAAGTATTCTTTGGTTTCTTTTTTCAAAATGAAAAAAACAAAATGAGTATGATATATGCAAAAGATTTACTTAGAGATAAAGAACATATATTCATACATAATCATTACTTTAAAATACATGCATTATATTTCTTTACATTATTAATGATAAATCCTATTTTAGTTTATGCACTACATATATTTCCTGCAATGTACAGTATTATAGGTGGTGGTATTGTAAATACAGCAGGGCATTATCCAGGTAAACTACAAAATAACTTATGGGTTACACTTTTATTTGTTGATGGTGACCACATATATCATCATACTAATCCAGCAGATTGGCGTATACCTTTTCCTTATTGGACAAATACATTTATCAAGTTAATAAAGACCAACCAGCATTGACATTACTTGTCTAATGATATATAATGTATAACATGAAATCAGATAAAAAGAAAGAACATTATGTGAACAATAAAGAGTTTCTAGCGGCTATGACCGAATATAGAAAACTCTGTACGGACGCTGAAGAATCAGGTGAAGATAAACCACCTGTTTCAAACTATATAGGTGAGTGCTTTTTAAAGATTGCAAATCACTTATCTTACAGACCAAACTTTATTAACTATACATTTAGAGATGATATGATTTCTGATGGTATAGAAAACTGTTTACAATATCTTGATAATTTCAATCCAGAAAAATCAAACAATCCATTCGCATACTTTACACAAATAATATACTATGCATTTATACGAAGAATACAGAAAGAAAAAAAACAAACTACAATTAAGAATAGATTAATCATGGAAGGAAACTATGATGATATGACTTTAAATGATGGTGAAGATAGACAATTTAGAAATCAATTTTCTGAATTTCTACAAAGGAATGCCGACCCTAAAGATGTTCCTGTTGTCAAAAAGAAAACAACAAGAAAAAGAAAAGGCAAACTAGATAAATTTATAGAATAAAAATATGAAAATAGCCCTATTGAACGATACTCATTTTGGGTGTCGTAATGATAGTCCACATTTTATGGAGTATCAGAACAGATTTTATGATGAATTGTTTTTTCCTTATCTAAAGGAAAACAATATCAAACACCTAATTCATTTAGGTGATGTGGTTGATAGAAGAAAATTTATCAATTATAGAATCGCACATAACTTTCAAGAGAAGTTTTGGAAAAAACTATATGATATGAGAATAGATACTCATATTATACTAGGCAATCATGACACCTATTATAAGAACACTAATAGTGTCAATGCATTACAACAATTGATTACTACATTTGATGGTAAGATAGAACCTTGGATATACGAGAAACCAACAACAGTTACATTCGATAAACTGCCTATACTATTAGTGCCATGGATATGTGATGATATCTATGATGAATCTATTAAAACAATATCTCAATCACAAGCACAAATATGTATGGGGCATTTAGAAGTTAAAGGCTTTGAAATGCATAAAGGTCATTTTAACGACCATGGTTTAGAAAAGAATATATTTAAAAGATTTGAAAAAGTTATCTCTGGTCATTTTCATAAGAAGTCAGATGATGGTCAGATATTCTATTGTGGCACACAGTATCAAATAACATGGAATGATTATGAATGTCCTAAAGGGTTTCATGTGTTCGATACAGAAACAAGAGAATTGACCAGAGTACCTAATCCTCTTACAATATTTAAGAAGATATATTATGATGATAAGAAAACAAATTATGCCGAAGAAGATATATCAGTATATGATAAATCATTTGTAAAACTATTTGTATTAA